GCTGGATCCCTACTAATCATTGATGAGGCTGCATTCATTGAAAATATTGATACTATTTGGGCTGCTGTTTATCCGATTATTTCTACAGGTGGTCGTGCTTTCGTGCTTTCTACTGTCAACGGTATCGGTAACTGGTATCATGAAGTTTATCAAAAAGCTCTGGACGGGGAAAACTCCTTCCACCCCATAGACATTCGTTGGCAAGAACACCCAGAGTATAACTTTACTCCTGGGTTTGAGCATCTGTATGAGCAGATGGCCGAGAAGGATCTAGACATTCATAAGTGGGAAGAAACTACTAGGGCCAACATGCCCACGAAACAATGGTTGCAAGAGTACGAGTGTAGTTTCCTAGGCACAGGTGATACCTTCGTAGAAGGTGAAGTTCTCAAGAATATCTCAGCCCAAACCAGCGAGGAGTATTACACTAAGTATAACAACCGAATGCGAGTATGGCAAGACCCTGAGCCTCATTATTCGTACTTAATATCCTGTGATACATCGTTGGGTAGAGATCGAGACTACTCTGCGTTCCATGTAATCAACATGTATAACGGTCAGCAGGTGGCTGAGTTCTACTCAAATAAAACTTCTATCAATGATTTTGCAAAGATCATATTTAACGAAGGTATGGCATACAACGTGGCGACTGTTGTAGCTGAGAGAAACACTATCGGAAACAACCTTATCGACTGGCTGTATAATAACTACGAGTATGAGAACTTGTGGTCTGACGATAGGGACGAACTTGGATTTCAGGTAACGGCTAAGAACAGGGAAAGTGTTCTAGCAGAGCTAGAAGAAGCTTTGAGGACTGACGCTATAAAAGTAAACTCTACCAGGACCTGTGATGAGCTGATGACCTTTATCATTTCAGAGAATGGAAAGGCTCAAGCTGAGAAAAATCATCACGACGATCTGGTCATGAGTTTGGCTATTGCGGTGCATGTCTACAAAAACTTACTTGATTCGACTCCTATGGAGTTTGTGACAAGGCTAGATAAAAATGAGAGAATGCCTCTTCCCTCGAAGATGTATAAACATAGATTCAAGACTCCTGCGGGTCATATAGCCGAGGAAGATTACAGATGGCTGATAAAGTAAAAGAACAAATAGATGAGAGCGGGTACACCAATTTTGGTGGTACACAAAATAGGGCGGGGTCCTACTACACTCCTTCAGGCCCAATCGGTAGATTTTTTGCAAAATTCTTTGCAACAAAAGCTCAGATCCCTGCCGCTGCGGCGATAGACGGTAACGTCACTCCAGAGACTGGTGATACGGTAATATCCACAGAGGTTATTAAGGATCTTTCTGTTGATGGCGGGCCAGCAGTTGGTGGAGTTAGCAGAAACCCAATCCTTCCACAACTAGAGCTAAACAGACGCCGTAGATACAAAGAGTACGAGGAGATGGATGAGTATCCAGAGATTGGTGCTGCTTTCGATATCTACGCTGACGACTCAACTCAAAGAGGCTTACGCGGACAGCGTTGGCAAGTTAAATCCGACAATGAGATGGTTGTCGATGAGGTAGAGTCGTTCTTCACTCAAATACGTCTGGACAAGTATATTTGGGACATTGTTCGGAACACCGTGAAGTATGGCGACTGCTTTACTGAACTTATTCTAGATGTTAATAAGCCTGTAGAAGGTATTAAGAAAATTAAGATCTTGAACCCGAACTGGATCCTAAGAGTTGAGAATGAGTTTGGATACTTGAAAAAGTTCTTGCAAGAAATACCTAATTCAGAATCACTCTCATATGCGGAAGTCGGTCAGTCCAATCAAAATAGACCTGTCAAGTATATTGAGCTTGACAAGAATCAGATTGTCCACTTCAGACTTCATACGTCAGATCCTATCTTCTATCCTTACGGAAAAAGCATCGCGGCTCTTTGCCATAGAGTCTTTAGATCCCTCAAGATGATGGAAGACGCCATGATGATCTATCGCCTGTCTAGGGCACCTGAGCGTAGAATTTTCTACATTGACACAGGAAACCTGCCTACAAGCAAGGCTGAAATGTTCATCGAGCGTATCAAACAAAAGTTCAAGAAAGAGAAGTTCTACAATAGTCCAAAGGGTACTGTGGATTCTAGATATAACCCAATGTCAATGGATGAGGACTTTTTTGTTCCAACCAAGAATGGCCGAGGAACAAAAATTGACACACTCCCAGGGGCTATGAATCTAGGTGAGATTGAAGACGTTAGATACTACCGAGATAAGCTTCTAGCGGGCCTTAAGATTCCTAAGGATTATATTGTTGAAAAAGAACAGTCTCCAGAGAGAAAAGCCAACCTTTCCCAGCTTGATGTAAAATTTGCAAGAACCATTCAGCGAGTTCAAGTTGATGTTGAGACTGGGCTTGAGAACATGGCTAAAAGACACCTTCAGCTTAGGGGATTCCCTGCTGGAGTTATTAAAGAACTAAGAATTAAACTTCCTGAGCCCTCTGAGATTTCTGAGAAGCGCAAGCTAGACATTGATGAGCAAAAGACCAAAGCTGTCAGTGATTTCATGAACCTTGGATTGTTCTCGAAGGAAAGTATCTACAAAGAGTTCTACGATATGAACGACGAAGAGATTCGTAGAATGAAGGCTGAAGTTGAGAAAGAACAGGCAGATGATGCGGCTCAACAGCAAGCTCAAGCTGAAGGAGGGGGGACAGAGCCTACAGGCGCTTCGGGTCAAGAACCTGCGGAAAACACTCCTCCCACAGCTAACGAGAGCACCGACTATGGTATAAAGTTTGTCATGGAAGGGACTCAGGACGAAGAGACTAGACAAGTTTTAGCTAGGATTCTAGAAAAACAAAAGCAAAAATCAAATACAGAGAAATAAAAAAGTCTATATAACTTAGACATAGCCTTACGGAGAAAAATATGTTTTCTAATTTATTCGAAGAGAGAGATAAAACAATTACCCACCTTGTAAAATTAGGTGACTGCATTGGCAGATCCTTACGCGAGAATGTTAGTCTATTCTCGATTGATAGTGAAAACTCACAGGTTTCCTATCTTACCAAAACCGACAAAGTTATTAGCGGAAAATACAGCATTTCTGAGTCGATTTCATTAGAGAACATCAAGGTTCAAGATTCTTCTATTTTCGAAGACGGTGAGCACTTCGATGAGTTTGTTAACGAGAAGATCAACTCTTTCGTAGAAAGTATTCATTATGGGGAGTATGCTACGGCTGATAGCTCTTTTGAAGATGTGCTTTCTCTCTGGGAGAACAGGCTCAAGCTTGGTTCGATACAGAGCAGACTTTACGAGCAGAGTGAGCGCCTTAGCCGCATAGAAGACATCCTAAACTCCAACGAGTTCCGTAATCTACAGGAAGTGTCTCCACAACTAAAGGACTTCCTCAAAGAGAACATTGATCGAGTTACTAGTGTGCCCGAAGTTAGGAATGCAGTAAACCTTTCAAACGCTGTATCCACCGCATTTAACTTCCCTAAGCTGACCCTGGAAGAGCTTGAGAAGGGCAGAAGCTACTCTCTTAAAAACGGTGTCAATGAGTCCATCTACGAGATGATCTGCCGACAAGAACTAGTGAAGCGCGAGCTTATCGAGTCCAAGAAAAGCTTTGACACCGTATGGGCTGATAATGCGGCGATCAGAAAACTATCTAGCATGATCTTCGAAAGTGATGAGGCTGTGGTTGGTGCTCTTTCTGAGGCCCTCAAAGAGGTTCCCTATCTCTCACTAGCCTCTAAGAAGACCCTACACAACACCTTCACTAATTGCCTAGCTCACTCAGACGGCATCGGTGTTTCGGAGAAGGATATTCAGAACTTCGCTTCTCGTATCTTTGAGTACAAGAAAGAAGTTAAGGAGGTTTTCATTGAAACAATTAACGAGCGTTACGGAGTTAACGTCCAGAACCTTCAGGATCCTGCTACCTTCAAGAGCCTAGCTAACACTCAAGTAGTAATCTTCGAAGCATTATCGAGACTTGCTCCGAAAGGCAGTGTCCTCAAAGGCGTGCTCTCGGAAATGGCCTCTTGCCTTAAAGGGAAATCGGGTGTTGAGTGCATTGATGTGAATGATTTCCTCATGGAAACATTTGTTTCGGTAGGCTTCGACCAGCTTATCGAAGAGGCTGAAGCGGGCTCTCTTCCAAAGGTTAACTTCAAAAGAGTTAGCAAGGACCTCGTAGACATCCAGGATCTGATGATGACTCTCAAGTCTAAGGTTCAGGATCAAGAGTACGCTAGTGACGAGAACCTAGCTCCTCAAAAGGAAAAAGAAGAAGCTCCTAAAGCGGAGGCCCCTGCTCCAAAGCCTGAGCCCGCTCCTGAGGCCGCGCCAGAGGAAGCTCAAGAGGAAGTGCCCTCGCCAGAAGAATCCGCCCCTGAGCAGCCTCAGCCTGAAGGAGAGCCTCTTCCAGAGCCTGTAACTAAGCAGGATGCGATTGATGATCTAGCCAATATGGAAAACCTGGTTGCTGATATTGCCGCCGAGATGGGTATGGACCAAGAGGATGAAAAATGATAGATACTAGTCAAGCCATAAAATCTTTTTGTAAAGTCGTCTCAGTGGCACCTACCGGGTCCTTTGGGGACGGACTCTCGGCAATAGAGCTTAAAGACACTCAAGGAGACACTAAAATAAAATGCAACTACGCGGAAGTAGCATGTTTAGGAAACGCCTCTGGAGTAGTTCATTTAGTTCCAAGCTCAACTACTTATGCGTATGATCAAGGGACAGATCCTGTCGCGCTCGTGGGCAGTGATGGTGCAGGAGGTGCATTATGTACAGTTGGACAATTTTCACCCAATCCTCAAGTGATTCGCACTAGCGGTTCTGAGTTTTTTGATATTATTCAAGTAGAAAATCGCACTACAGCAGATGTCGAAGTTGTTATAAATTACGGGGTTGTTTACACCGCAAATCCTTTGGATATACTAAAGGTTCCTAGTAGAGGTTTATGATATGAAAGTATATAATGTAACAATTGATCCTAGCAGGGAAACTATAAAATTCACAAACTATGCGAGTATTCGTGAGTTCTTAGAGGACTTAAATGCTGACCCAGTAACCGATGATTATGGACAAGAGACTGATTCTAGATCATGGGAAAGATTGATTGGATCCAAAAGCCTTTTAGAGTCAGATGTCAGAATTAATGTTGAATGGAAGTCGAACACTTTCAACCAATCTTATCACGACAATTGGGATTGGAAACATAATTTTCACTGCTATGGAGATAACAACATCTTCGTAACAGCGGACTCAAATCAAAGTAAACAGTTCAATAATAAAACCTTTTCGTCGCCAGGAGTTTTTGAGGGCTTTACCTTCAAAAGCATTAAAATGCCTGGGGATTGGAACGCTGGAGACAGGTGCCATTCTATAAAATTTAAGAATTGTGTTATTGTGGATGGCGTTAAAGCAGGAATTGCGGGGATTTCCTCGATCCCTGTGCAGTATTGGAACGCATACGCATCCGAGCTCCTCCTCGCAGATTCTATATGGAATACTGCGGAACTAAGGGCGAGAGGATCAGATAAGTGCATTATTGTCGGAGGAAATAGATTTAGTGGGGGCGGCTTCATGGGGGAAAGAATGTATGTAGGTCCCGTAGAATTTGTTAATTGCATTTTCAGAAACGATACTAGTACACCAAATGTGGCAGCATTTGTGTACGAGCCTGGGCGGGATATGCGTATGGGGCTGGCGGATACTAGTCTGGGAGAAACTTCATCAGCGGATATATGGCCGTCTTTCAATGTAAAATTTATACATTGTGATCTCGGTAATGGTTATACTAGCTACTCGAATGCAAGTGCCAAAACTAATGACAATTCCTTAATTTCTATAGCGGGAAAAGGACGAGACCTGGGAAGCACTAAGAGTTTCTTACAAATTGCTGCCGAAGATGAGATGATTGATGAGATTCAGTCTCACAGTAATGCCTACATTGAGTATTTTTACCAAGCCGACTCAAATGGTCTTGGCCTACTTCCGTCGTATAAAGATTTTGCAACTGATGAAGAGGAGGGTGGTCTTTTCAAGCTGAGAGTTATAAATTGTTTTGGAGGTAACGGCGGAAGTCCTCAGTCTTTTAACGGGGGTAATTCTTGGTTAACCACCGCGATTGCAGGGTTCAGTAATTCAAATTCTCTAGACAGAGCAAAAGCCGCCACTTGGGAATACCCCGGAAACTTCTTTTTGAGCCCAGACCCCGAATGGCAAGCTCGTTTTGCTTGGGATATCGGTGGAGAGGGAAACCTGCAAACAAGATATGCTCTTGACGATAATCAGTTTGATACGAACTCTGGAACTTTTGAAAAGTTCCAGATGGGAAATACTCAACGAGGAATGTTCTATAATCCAAGAAACTATTACTCAGATCAACAGCACCAGCCCGCAAATGTTGGACCCCTTCATGTCTCTCGGGGAGAGGAGCCTATTCGCATCAACGCTCCATACTCACCGAGCGTTGAGACTGTCAGATTCACCGACCATCCAGAGAATGATTTAGCCAGACAAACTTGGAATAGCTGGGATAACCCTGCTGGATACCGAGACAGAAATGTAATCACTGGAGCAGAAAAAGATATATTTGGAACAACCCGATCAAAGGATGTTCTCCCAGGTCCTATTCAAACAATGTCTGTTTGGGCAGAGCCTCTTCAGTTGACCATTAATAGCTCTTATCCTGCCAATAATGGGACTAAGAGTAGAACCAATCGTAATTTCTACTACACCCTTGGATGCACTAACAAGCCCAGAGGTTTTGAAAGTGATATTGCTACGACCATTCTATACATGGTTCCAAATGAAAACAAGACTCCTGTTAGATCTCTTACTGAGGCAGCGGACACTAACTTACTGATTTCAGATCTGGTGCCTGAAAGTGAATCTGGATTCAGCATGGATAATGGGGGGCTGTTTCAGCAACTAGGGTCATTCCTGGCGCAAGTTCAAAACTCTGATCTAGACTCTGGGGTAGCTATGACTGTGGATCATATTCATCTTAGAGATGATAGCTTTACTCAAAAAGAGAAATTTAAGCTAGACTTCGGTAAGCTTGATCATGGTGGATCGGATGGCACCCCCACGATTCTACCTTCGGACACAAACTTCTCTTGGTTCATAATGGCTAAGACAAAAGGCGGTCCCGTAGGAACAGCCGACTACTTCTTCACTACTGAGCCCGCACGAACTATCTCTACAAACACGCCTGACCCTCTTGCTGGACTCACCTCTGAAGTAGTAGAGTATAAGCAAGTGGCTGTCAAGAGAAAAACCGAATCCTTCACCGTGTTTGCTGATGACGCTAGTGGAATGGCTACTGATCACTATATTGTATTCGCAGATGGGAGCGCGGTCTCTGCGACACTGCCTGAGGCGTCCGCTCAGTCCATGCGAGCCGTAACTGTAACAAAATCTACAGGAGCCTCCCCCGTAGGTATCCTTGCGGCTGCGGGAGACACGGTGCATGATCAAGAGTCCATATCTCTCACCACTGAGGGGGAATCAGTAGTCCTTGTTAGCGATGGAAATAATTGGGTTAAGTTACCAGTAGACTATCTACAAATAGAAAGAGGTAGTTAAACCGTATGACTGAGTATAGTGCAGTAATAGTTGTCCAGTCAAATGAGGCTGGGCAACCTACTAACCTGTTGGCTTTAGGGGATCAGGACACTCTTGCAAAAGGTGTTCTCCCTCCTGATATACAAAGCCTTCCTGGAGATGTTACGGCTATCTCTGACTCCACGGGAGCATTACAGCCCCTTCTTCCTATTACTGGTGATTTACTAGGATTAGAGGGAGATCTAACTGCGATCAATGCTGCCACAGGCACACTATCTCCACTCCTTCCGATCACTGGAACTCTTACGGCATTAGATGGAATAGTGACTGGGCCTGGAGGAGTTCTTGATGATATTGATGATCTGTATGCCGCAACGGGAAGTATTGCTGATGCTACAGGTAGTCTAGACCCTCTTACGTCAGTTCTTCCATTAACTGGTCCTGGAATTGTAGACGGCCTCTTAGACTTGGAAGGTGATGTAACTGCTTTGCAAGAGGCTACGGGCCTTAATTACTTCAGTATCACAGGTCTTACTGATGCTACAGGAGGATTAGAAGGCGATGTAACGGCTCTTTACCTAGCAACGGGACTTATTGTTGACGCTACAGGCCCTTTAGATACACTCGCAAATGCTGGTGATGTTGTTAAGTTAGAAGGTCTTGTCACTAGATCAGATGATCTAGCTAATATTGCTCAGGATTATGATGACGCTGGTGGAGATGGAACTCTTTTTCAGGATCTTAACGCCACCGCCACCCAATTAGGACCTCTAACTGGCATTACCAGTGAGACGGGCGGTTTAGTTCATATTCATGACGATTATAACACTGCTAGGGGTGGAGGGCCGCTGACGGTTCTCGCTGATCTTAAGGATGGTGTGGAGGCCACGGGGGTCCTAACAGGAGTCCTTCCTTTAACTGGCCCAGGGATTGTAGATGATCTTTTAGATGCTACAGCAAATATCAACACTTTGTTTGATCAAACTGGTCTTAACTATAATGATATCACGGGGATTGCTGAAGCTACAGGAACACTGGACCCTCTTACGTCAGTTCTCCCCCTAACTGGCCCAGGGATTGTAGATGAGCTTTTAGATGCTACAGCAAATATCAACACTTTGTTTGATCAAACTGGTCTTAACTTTCATGATATTACAGGCATCAATGAAACTACAGGAACGCTTACAGATATCCTTGTTGATGGATCTAGTGTTCTTTCTGGGCTTTCTTCGACTTTGGTGGGAAATAATAATGGACCAGACGTTGCTGTTTACAGTGCCTTATCGGCACTAGCGAATAGGCTTCGAGTCGTTGATACGATTACAGCAGAGGACTCTCCTGACGGTCAAACAATATACCTTTCTGGTGCTAGTAGAATAACAACCAGGGCGGGCACTACCGTTACTGACCTCACTTATGGGGCTGGAAATCAAGAAATTGCGGTACTAAAGTTACAGAATAGTCTTGGTGGAGTAGCTTACTTGTCGGGGACGGGGGGTGCGGGGCTAATGGCTCCCCCAGATGGAGACATTTGGATGTCTTTTGAAGCGCAGGGTACTGGGACTGTAACGAGTTCTCTCCGAGACTTATTCGTAAAAACTTCGGATTCTTCCGGTAATTGGAATGCTAGTTATGACTACGTTGACAGTGCTTCGGGGGATATTAGAGATACCTCTAATGCTCTTTTCTCTGTTACAGGATTAAAATCGGTACTGGATGTTACATCAGAGTCAGGAGCCTATGGTCTGAATGTTACTGCGGCTGAAGTAAACTTTGTTGACCCTGCTGGAGCGGCTGCACTTAGTGGAGTTCGGCTTATTCGTTCTAGACCATCCATTGATCTTGTTATCAGAGGCGATAGTGACGCAGATTTAGTCCTAAATAATGTTGGTGATGGTGAACTTAGAATCGGTAAACAAGGCGTGGAGACGGCCTTTGTAACGAATGATTTCAAAGCTTCTGCTGATAATTGGAGTGAGGTGTACGATGCGTATGAGGCAGGTGACATTGGTGGAGGAGGGGCTACAAGTATTGCAAGTGCCATACATTACAACTCAACTACAGACATCCCAATTGTATCCGATGGCACAGGGCTTCCTGTAAATAACGCAGTTCTTAGATATAATAATACAGTCACTGCGTTTGAGTTTAGAAAAGGCCAACTTGGTGAACCCTTCACCTACGACGGAACTTCATTAGAGATAGAACCTGGACCCATTACATTTAATCTTGGCGATGTCAATATTGGTGGTGGTAATTCTCTAGATTTCTCAGCAAGTTTCACAACTTCAGGAAATACAAAAAGCCTCCTGGAGTTTGATGACAAGAGCCGTGTCGCACTAGGAAGAAACTCAGTCCCACTAGAGATTAGTGCTAATGGTGAGGCTGACGTAAGGCTTGAAGATGATGGAACTGATGGTGCGTTTGTACTAATTAAGGGAACTAAGGCTGAGGATTCTCCAAGTATCAGTCAGGTTCACCTGCAGTCTGCGGACCTAAGTGCTGACGCGACTTCTGAGGCCATATTCGATTCTCCAATAGCCACCAACAATACTATAGAGGCTAATGGCGGTAAGGGATCTTCTCACCCCACAGCGGGAGGTCAGGTCCTTCAAAGTAGAGGATCCTCTACGGCGGTTACTTGGGGTAACAAGAAGAAGCTCAGGTGGTATGAGAGTGATTTCCACTCAGCAGATGTTAGAATTAATGGACCTTGGCTTGGGGCTGCTATTAACTCTGGCACAACCGGAGGAGGTCCGGTAGCGGCTCTGTATACTGAAATGATGGGTGCTGTACTTCTTAGATCAAGCACCACAGCAGATTCAGGGTATCGTTGGGATTCACAAGCTATGGACAGGATAGCCCCCAGAAAAAACTTATTCTTTGAGTGCATCTTCGCTATTCCCGATGATTTCACAAATAAAACAGCTAAGTTAGGGTTTTACGATGATGTAACAAATGCCACAGCGGCGGTGGATGGAACTTATTTCCTAATCGACAATAGCGGAAATATAACACCAGAAACAGCAAATAATAGCACTCGAACAACAGGGGCTACTTATGCCTTATCCGTGGACACTGTGTATAAAGCTCAAATTTGGTGGAGCACTAGCACCACGGCAATATTTAAATTAACAAATATGGACGAGTCTACTGTTCATCAAACCTGGACAATTTCTACTAATCTCCCCTCTGGAACTGCGCGCAGATTTGGTGCGGGTGCAATCGCAAAAAGTTCAGGGACGGCTGTAGATGATTTATTTGTTTTAGATTATATGGGTTGGGGATTGTATCCATATAGAGAGGATGACTCAATTTAGCGGGGTAACTATTGGAGACTAACGATATGGATAGAAGAAATCTTATAAATAAAGATACCATGTTACCCTTGGGTATGGTTATATCAATTTGTGCTGGCGTTGTGTGGATCAGCACAGAGCTAAATCATATAAACTACAAACTAGATATACTTGAAGGCAAGTTGGAAGATCAGTGGACCAAACGAGACATGGAGAACTGGGGGCTTCGGTTACGAATGGAGAATCCAGAGATCATCATACCTCCAATGGACGATTAATTTAGCATGTGATTCTGCTTCGCTGCTCGCAATAACCTCCATAAATGATTGTCTTTTATGGAGGTTATAGTAGTGATAGAATTTTCCAATCTACGGATTTCATCCTCAGAAATTGTGGGAGTAGTAAGGACCTTTTTAATATCCTCTACTACCTCTAACAAGTTTCTTTTGTCAGCCTCCGATATTTGAAATATCTCTTTTTCAATTGTCTGTTTAGCTTTCATCGCATTATCTCAATCTTCTTGTCCCAGCAGCTAATCATTAAGCTTATTCTGGATGTTCCTTGTTGCAGATGCTTTATGGGTAAAACACCGTGAGCCATATTCCCTTCGAAGATAACCAGTCTGTTAGGTTTGTATGGTATCTTGAGCCAGTCCTCGGCTTCCGATCTATCTTTTAGATCGTAAATGTTTGTCTCAAACTTGTAGCCTGGGTGATAACCGTTTGTGTCCATCACAAGCTCGCCGCCTTCCATACCATCATCACCCCCCAAGAATATAACGGCAGTCTTTTTAGCTGTCTCTATATCTTCTGCTGCTTCATCACAATCCACATGATGGCTTAGGTGGTTCACTTCTTTGTCTAAGGAGTTAACCCATACTTCAAATCCATTGCTATTGAAGGCGGGATCAATAGTAGGCAAAGCTCTAATTATTTTGCATATATATTTTTCTGTATGATCCTTATGTTTGTTCCCCCAAACGTACTTGCTAGTGAAAAAATCAAACTGCCAGGAGCCAGCGTAGTGAAAGAACCTATAAAGTTCTTCTAATATGTTATCTTCGGAAAGGAAATCATCTATTATCTTAATCACAGAATGTTGACCGTATGGCCCTCTCTTTCGTAGTGGCGCTTCCTATTAGAAGAATGCTCGATCAAGTATTTCTCCTTGTCTAGGAAATCATAAATATATACTACGCTTTTGCTTTCATGCCTTCTTAATGCTCGACCAAGTGCTTGTAGTGTAGCAATCTCGGACTTCATCCCCCTGGCATTAATGAAGTGAGTGATCTCTTCAATGTTCACTCCTGTTTGCAATATTTTGGTTCCAATAAGCACGCTAGATTCTTCACATCCTCGGAATCTAGAAATACAGTCATACCGTTCTGTGATGGAATTAGCCCCTTCCAGGAACTCGACGGATCCTCCAACCAGCTTCTCCAAGGATCTTCCATGATCAAGTGATTGGGTAAGAATAAGTATGCGGGCTTTTTCATTGTCTTCTCTGATAGCATCTACTACACCTTTTATAATATTGTTTCTAGATTTGTTATTTACTATGTAATTTTCGTACACAGTTAGATAGCCTTGATCCTCATCCAAGCCACTAGCATCATAAGGTCTATCTATAAGCTGAATGATTGGTTTGGTTAACTTACCCCCCTCTACCAAGGATGCGGTGTCCACCTGTTGTATAACCCCGCCCAGAGCGCCCTCAAGGTTATATCTAGGAATATCCTCGTTGGGAGGCGTAGCGGTGAATCCGAAGCGATACTGAGCCTTAGGGAAGCTTCTGATGGCAGCTAAGGTCGTCTTGCCGTTAGAAAACTCATGACACTCATCCACCATGAGGACTTCTGCTTCGTCGAGGTGTGTGTCAAGTATTCGTTCAATACTTTGAACAGTACATAACATGATATCACCCTGAACAAAACCCTCACCGTAACAAAGACCAACATTATCAAAGCCGCAAGCTTCAGTGAGGAAATCATAAGACTGAGTTAGTAGTTGTTTGGCGTTGAATAGGATTACCATTTTCCTACCCTCTAAAGCTTTGATTAGCCCCGCCATAATCAATGTTTTTCCCGAACCCGTGGGGGACTTGATTATCCCTCTCTTATTATGTAGCCCTTGTGAGATTAGTTCCTCTTGATAGTCATAATACTTAAAGCCATGAATTTGCTTAGTGTTTAGAGGCTTGTTCTCTACTGGAGGGAGGTTGTACACGATCTCTGGCGTACAGTTAATTTTCTTGAGATCTTCTAGCAGCCTAGATAATAAGCCAGTCTTTAAAACGCCTCCCTTTGTAATGAAGTGAATTTTGCCATCCCACTGCCTCCTCTTGTAAACGGCAGAGTATGCAGCACCTGGAACCTTAAACGAGTACATGTCGTACAAGGCTTTCAAGAGTTCGGGATTGTCCGTCTCGATTCGTGAATTTATATTATCTACATGAATCTTCATCAAACTATTATAGAGTATATAATACTCTACTAGGAGTCTATTTATGCTGAACAATCAAGTAAATGATCCTGCCAAGCAGGAGGTTATCGAAGACCTTTTAAAAGATCTTCCTTCAGATACCGCTATAGAGTTGGAGCTTCCCTCAGAAAACAGAGTGTACGCTTTGGAAGATCCAGGGGCACCTATAACCCTAAGGCCCATGACCTTCGAGGATGAAAAAGCTTTAGTGAGTGCTAAGAAGACTGAGGATCCCGTCAACATGATTTTACAGAGGTGTGCCACTAATATAAAAATTCCAGACCTCCTCTCAATGGATAAGCTCTACATGATCATGAAGCTTAGAGAAATCTCCTACGGAGATGACTACAACACTCTGCTAGTCTGCACCCATTGCAAGGCGGAAAACCCCACGACGGTAAAACTCTCCACGCTCAACATAAACCCAGTTCCTGATGATTTTGCAGACCCAGTAACTGTCATGTTGCCCACTCTAAAGAAGGAAGCAAAGGTGAGATTGCCTAGGGTTAGAGATGAGAGAATGATGTCGGATACCCAGACTGCCCTAGATCAGCTATGGAGATTCGTGGTCGAGCTTGCTGGTCATACTGACAAGTCCATCATTGCCCCTGTAATAGACAAGTTACCTCTAAAGGATGTCAGAACTATCCTAAACGCTATTAAGAGCGACTACGGCGTTGATACTAAGGTCAAGTTCCAGTGCAACGAATGTGGAGGGGTGTCTATTGTAGACCTACCAATAGATGCAAATTTTTTCGATGTGAACTAGAAGAAGTAATTGATGTAGACAATCTTCTTCTAGAAGCCTATATACTTGTAAAACGAGCTAGGTTCACTTATGCGGATGTAAAGGGTATGACTCGCATGGAGAGGACCATATTCATAAAACTTCTTAAAGAGGACTTGGAGAGAGAAAGCGATGCAATTAAACGGAACTCAGGTAGTTGATAGGCATAACAGACCCACTGTGATTCAGAAGGTCGCCCTGAGGGCGTTCTTCATCAATGACGGTCAGTATTACGACCCTTATGACATCAGTGGTGTAACTATTTTTCAAAAGGCTTCTAACTTTACTCCGAGTAGCCTTCTAGCAACTGATAACGTACTAGTTTCTAGTATACCTGGGGACATCATTCAAATGCATTTCACTCCGTCAGGAAACGATGGAGGTACACCTGCTCAGGATCCTAGTGGCTATAACCCAGGGACTGACATTAGATCAACCAGCGGCGTCTACCGAGTACAACAAGGAGAGTATATGGTTGTTCTTGATGGGACTCAAAACACCGCAGGAATCTATAACTTCTATGGATCCTCGCTAGTTGTGGAAAATGCGGCGAGCGCGGTAAACGATTACATCGACTGCTGGACCATTAAATTTGCAGAAGGCTCAGACTATCAGACGTTAATCAGTGATTTCCACCTGTACGATGACACGTTCTTCACGATAACTCAGCCACTACTTCTCAAGACAAGGAACAAGTTACTGAACAAACATGTTACCCTAAGTTCTATAGAGAACATGACCGTCACCACTGAGATCACCATTCAAAACAAAGACATAGATAGCAGCGTGAAGAACATTTTTAAGGACTCCGCTATCACTAGTGCAATGATGCAAATAGAGAAGGTCAACGAGGATTCCACCACACTTCCAGCCACAGTGGTAGTTTCCAGCTTCGCTGATACTCAGTCCGTTATGGACATAACTTCAGACAATACAATATTATTTAGATTCGACACGACAACCTTGGCAACACATCCCAGAGTCGCAGACTTTGGAGGACTTACTGGAACTTACAGGGCAACCGTAAAGTATAACCTGCTCAACGAGAGCATCATATCGCCCCCTTACTATTTCACAATAAGCTAACTTCGTTAAACATTTTATATTCAAAATTGTACAGTGAGCTTTCCTGATCAATCCAGTCGGGGAGGCTCACTCCCTTTATATGGCACTCGTTCCAATCCTTGTAGGGATCGGGAGGTGAGCAGACATAAAACTCATCCATAAGGCGTTCCCTTCGCAGCCTGTCAAAGGCTTCGCAGCCACGCTCACCCGCTGCATCATTATCAAACCCTAGAATGATCCTTCCCTGAAATGTGGATAGAATATCCGCTTGTCTTGGGCTGATGATATTCTTCATGGTAGCTGTTGCATTTACGCCCTGAAGCTGAAGAGACTTAGCATCTAGAGGTCCTTCGCAGACGACAACATATTCAGCCTCCTCATCGTAAGGGTACAGCACATCTGATGACGGAGGCGCAATCTCGATGGACGGGTTTAGATACTTAGGCTGCTGATCTCCAAGAGCCCTACCCTGGAAGTAATAAACAACACCATCCTTCTCAAAAGGGATGATGATCCGATTAGCGAACTTACCCTCAACACACAGGTAGTATTCAGCCTCTGGGTAGTCTTCATCCTCAGTCAGTAGATGCCTATCCCAAAGCTGCTTCCACGCATTTAGTAGCTTAGGGTCATCAGAGTAACCTGTCTCAATATTGATAGGAAGTAGCTTGCTGGTGTCTAGCTCAAGCTGCTGAACCTTTTTAAACTCTTGAGGTGGCTCCTGTCCAAGGAACTCAAAGTTCTTAATCATCAGGTCACGTTGAGCGCGAAAGTACGGAAGCTCCTCCACCTCTGAGTACAGGCGCGTGAAGTTACCTGTCCTTCCTGTCTTAAAGCACTGCCACAGTCCACTAAATATATTGACGCTCATATGCTTCTTCCAATCATTCTTCACAAAGACGGACTCCATGATGAATTCTTCCCCATTAGAAGATAAGCGGCCTTTATCTCCAAAGTTCCTGGTTATATACTCTTTAATAAATTGAGGTGCTATGATGTACATAAAAACTATTTCCGAATCTAAATACCAGACGTTTAAGCAGTGTAAGCTGAAGTATCGTTATCGCTATGTTGACCGACTCCCTGAACCCGAAGAATCGAATACTGAGGCTCTACACTTTGGATCATATATCCACAAGATCCTTGAGGACGGAGTAAACTGCACCACAGAGGGTGAGCTAGTTCAGATCGCTGAAGAGGTGAAGGGCACATACAAGATATCAGAGAAGTATAACGGCAAGGATTTAAAATGCATTCAAAATTTTCTAGACTTCAACTCCAACCTTTCAGGAACAATAGCAACAGAGCTTGTATTTGAGGTTCCCGTAAAAGACGATATCACACTAAACGGAATCATCGACCGTGTGATCAAGGGTAAGGATGGTGGATTCCTCATCATTGACTATAAGACTTCAAAAAGAGAGAAGACCAAAGTGGACCTATACCAGGACACTCAGTTGAAGGGATACGTCTACGCGATTAGTAAGCTGTACGATGTTCCTATTAAGAACATTGTGGCGGCTCATTACTACCCTCTGACGAATAACTTTGTCCACGTTACCTACTCGGTTCCTCAGATCACGGCTCATGCGAGAAAGATTGTCGATGAGGTCTGGAAGATTCGTAAGAGCAAGAAGGACGATATGAGGCCCAGCAGAAATGATTTCTGTAACTGGTGTGCCTACAAGACTGCCTGTCCTGAGTTCTGTACCATGCATGAAGTGCAGAACAAGATAGAAGAGCTAAAGTCTAAAAAGAAACCTAGGAAGAAATCCTAGGATACGTTCCGTGAATGAACGGAGCATAGATATCTATTTGTATAGAGACAAAGAAGTTATGTACCTGCTCTGGTGAGTATTTGCATTTCTTGGTTAGATAGTTAAACAGCATCTCCAGCTTAATAGGCTTCTGCTTGTTCATTGCATCCAGAACCTTGAACTGGAAATGCTTGATGAACTTTTCGCTGTACTTGTGCCGCCATTTCTCCACAAAGGAGTAACTTAAAGTATCATTTATTAAATCAAGAAAATCAATAATCTCTATATCTAGGTTATAACTCATTTAAATAGTAAATATATAATACATATTATTTAATTTAGTATATTATTTAATATATATTAGTTAATATATAATAATAAGCGATGGGACAATTTTCAAAAGGAATTCAGAATTTTTTAGCTCAAGTCGGAGCAGACGAGAACAGAAGTGTGTCTAAGGTTCCTAAGAGCGACTCTTGTGCGAAGGTTGGTGAAGTCGTGTTCTTCAGGTACAAGTTAGGAACAGGTAAGGGCAGCAGATCATTCAGGATAGTTCTAATGACAGAGCCTATCACCAGAGACGCTAAAACGGGTAACAAATTGTTAACTGGATTCAAGGTCCCTGAGGATGGCGAATATACCCCAGATTCTTTAGAAACTCTATATAACAATAAAGAACTTCCTGAGCCAGAGTTCAGAACATACATAATGTCTAATATTTTTGGATCTCTGTATAAGGTAGTTAAATTAGACTCCAAGGATCAAGAATAATGGTATTAACTGATGTTGCAATAGGTGGGCTAACCAAGGCTATGGATACGCTCACCAGCCAGCTTAGGGAGGCTATGGGCTTTGCAGAAAATGCTCAGAGAGCGTCATTAGCTCTAGGTACGACCTTTGAAAGCACCAACTCACAACTTGGTGGGACCATGGAGGGTCTTCGTGGAGATATTACGCAAAAGTTTGGAGCAGCTATTGCGGGGATGGAAGCGGGTTTACAAGGTAATACTGCTGGCGTAGCCAAGTTAATAAACCAGCAGCAACTCACCAACACTAACTCGGCTAAGACTGCGGCTGCTTTTGCGGGTTTAGAGGCTTCTTTAGGAACCTCCAGACAACAGACTAATGAGCTTTCAGAAAGCTTAATTCAGACAGGCGCTGAGTACCAGATAAGCACAGACAAGCTGGTAGACGCCATAGATGCCCTAAAATCTACGTTCCCAGCACAGGCGTTAGCTGGAATGGGTGATAAGGTTATGGGAGCCGTGACGATGCTACAGGGGGAGCTAGGCCCTCAGTTGGCAGGACCTCTAAACAACGTCATGAAGATGGTTATGGATACAAGCATGGAAGGCTACGAAAGGTTGACCAAGCTTGGGATCTCGGATGTTAGAGAAAGATTATCCGCAGCAAAGGACGCTGCTGAGGCACAACAAATACTTAAGGATGCTTTTGTCACTGCTTCGGATAGGTTTAAAAGCGTGGCAGGTGACGCCAGCGATGGATTCTTCAAAATAGGGGTTGCATCTGAGATCTTTGGAGAGCAGACGATTCAACTAACCACCGTAGCAGACAATTTAGGGAAGAGAGTAAAGCAAGAGATAGATGATTCCGTTGATTTTGGGAATACACTAGCAAACTTAAAAAATGAGATTCTAACACCCTTAACGGAGGCTCTAGCTAAGTTTTATCCAATTATATTGAAGTCTTTTGACGCCTTGTCTTTAGTTGCTAGACGGGTGGTAGAAAGGTTTTCAGTCTTTCTTGAAGGCACTCTACCCAAAGCGGATAAAGTGTTTCAGATGGTTACCTTAAAGCTAGTTGAATTTGCTATCACAGGACTGAACGCTTTTGATAAATTAAGAAAGCGAGTGCTGTTGGTAGTTGAAGATGTTTGGCCTAAACTTACAGAGTCCTTGATGTCTGCCAAAGAGGCTTTTCATTATGCAATAATTATTCCACTAGAACTAGTTAAGATAACTTTTACTTCTTTTGTGAATGGTTTAGATACAGCGTATGGAGCAGTCCTTCTTTTGATAAAAGGATTCTACATCGCAACAGAAAAACTGACATTTGGAGCCCTCACTTTTACGGATGAGATGGACTTCGTTAATGATCAGTTAGAGGGGGTCGGACAAAGAATGCTCGACCGTGCAGAAGATGTGAAAAAAAGTATTTCCACCATAACGCAGGACCCTGCTGAATCGGCAAGACAATTTTCTGAAAAACTTAGAGAGATAAATGAGGATCCTAATTTACTTGGCAATAAGTATCTTTCTGATATTAAGGATAGCTTGTTAAAAGGAGAGGAGCTACAAAGAAAAACCAGTAAGAGCGTAGCTAGTGTAGATGAAAAAACTCCAGAGCCTGAGACTAAATCAGCTTTTGTCGATGAGTCCACGATAATCCTCAGCCAAGCCCTAGAGACTATGTTAGGTGTGGGTCAGAATACGACTGCTGAGGAGATGTTAGAGGAGCTTAGAGTTGCTAATATGCAGCGAGCACAACAGGAAACAGGCGGGGCACTGGCTTACCAAAGAGGAGGGTTAGACTAATGACAAACAGACACATTGTAGACAGGGCGCTTCCAGAGAGGACTAATCTAAAGTTCTATTTTCCCATGCCTTCCCCAGGAGGTGACTACTATGTCGTTGAGCTACCCTTCTTTGAGAACGTAGCAATAAGTGAAAATAAGAAAGCTAGGTATCATAAGTATTCTCTAATATCCAGATCGAGTAATCTTTATAGCTACTTGGGTGCGGACTCTAGAACTCTAAATGTTCAATTTAGCTTAACGCTACCTCACCTTCTAGAGGAGCACCCAGAGATAAATCTAGATAAATACGTTAGTTATCAGATGGACAAAGATAACATGGATCTAGAAAGAAAAAAGTTCACTGAACCCTACAGAACACAATCAGTACCAGATGGTATGGCCTTTAAGTTGGGAACAGAATACACTAAGGAATTAGCTCAGGACTCAGCCAACCAAGTTCTCATCAGCTTAGAGTCTACTCTGTCTGGAATGTTCAACCCTGACGAGAAGGCTTACCTAGGTGCAAGGTATGGTCTTCAAGACAAGGCTTTACAGCAGAACATAGATTCCCTGACACAGCAGAATTTTTTTACAAAGCTCGCCGCTCAAACTGTTTCCAATCAACAGTTTATAGAAAACAACGAAGCGAATCAACTGAAATATAGAATAATAGATCTGATTATTTACTGGACAAATATAATCAGATCTAGCGTGGTGAATTATTCCAAGAACCCAATATATGGTCCTCCCGTAATTAGACTAAATCACGGCATACTGTATCAAGATATTCCGTGCATCTGCACTGACTACTCCATACAGTACGAGGAGCAAGCAGGATATGACATGGACACTTTGCTACCTAGAAAGATAAAAGTATCTCTGAAGCTTGAGGAGATGCGTACTGGAGACTTTGGTGAGTTTGAGCCAAAAGGCAATCCCATAAAAAGAGACAACCTAGCTGGATGGGAAGCGGTTGTTCTTGGAGAGACTAACAGCATGGACCCAGGATACTGATATGGCTAACACAGACAAAGGACCTTACAGCCTAGACGAGCTAAGGGTGGCACACAGACAGGTAACTACTAACACTATAGTAAACACCTCTCGTTTTGATTCTATGCTGGAAGATTTGGATAATTCTTTTGATTACGAAGTGGGGTATGTTCCCGCTGGGTATGAGCACCGTCCAGACTTAATCTCTAATGTATTTTACGGAACTCCAAAAAATTGGTGGCTTTTGATGTTGGTTAATAACATTGACGATCCTTTCGAGGGCTTTAATACTCAGGATAGAATACTTATTCCCAAAATCAAATGAAGATCCCAACAGCAAACGTACTGGTGGCTTTTGATAAAGCTGTCATGGAGAGGCTATTCTCAGCAGGAGCTACTTACAAAAGTTTAGTAGCCAGCCTAGCTGATGGAGAAGAGAATGCTTTGCTGTTTGATAATGTAGCTAACCCAAATTTTATTTCTTTCGAACATACTCTTGGAGCAGGAAGCTCCATGAAGATGAAGCTATCCTTCATAGATCCAAAGAAGGAGTTTGAGCGCCGCTTCTTTACAGCAAACCCCTCCAGACTGATCGAAGGTTTTTCTTATACCCCCACGGGAGAATCAAAGGGATTTACAACTACTAAACCTGATGATGTGAAGCAGAGTCAGTCTGAGTACGAGAAAGAGTACATCTCCGAGTTCACCGAGCAGCTATCCAAGAACATAGGAGAGCGAGTCATTTATGTTGCGTATGGACTGGGTAATAACCTAGATTTGTGGTCGGGGCCTCATAGAACCATTTTAACCAATGCTAATGTTGATGTAAAGGGTTCTAGAAAGATTTCTTTGGATCTAGTGCCTACCGCACAAGACATTGATATGACTCAAAGAAAGGGCGCTTACAACGAACCAGCGAACATAAACCTTATGGGTTTGACTATGCGTTTCGCGGGAGAATCTCAAGAAATAAAATACAAGGAAGTTCCTGGGTATGATCCTACTGAGTATCTTCAATTAGGTGACGGAGCCAGTGACGTTAGGTACGAAAGAAAAAAACAAAGCAGAGCACTGAGCCAGATTGGATACGAAGACCTCTCTAAGAAGATAGAGAAGTACGATTTTCACTGCATTGTGGTAGACGCCTTGAGAAGTTACATACAAAAAGCTACAAACAATCCTAATGTTATTGTTCTTCTGCCAAACTTAAATATAATTTGTAGACAGGCTATCAATGACGAGGCTAGAAAGTATAAGATCTTAACAGGACAGGAAATTGTAACTTTTGCCCCTCCTGGAGGTAGGCTGTCTAGGATAAAAGATCTTTTCAATGCTACTCAAACAAACTTAGGGAGGGAGAAAAATTTCGTTGATTCAACTTTGAAAGCTTTTGGCATTAGAGTTCATACGGAGAAAAAAGATATTCCTCTGAATAGAGAGGTAATACCCTCTTCTGAGATTTCTAAGTTTTCAGAAAATGAACGAGCTAACGATCCTGAACAGGCAGTTGATAAGTTCATAGATAGTAGAGTTTTTACTGGGGTCATAGATAAGACCGACAAAAAGATTCCAGACCACATGCAAGTTATTAATTCTGTTTTAGATAGAATAAAAAAAATGTGCAAGGGGTCGTATGTATTCTCTAGAGTTTCTGCGTTCACAGAAACAGATATTAACATACTTAAAATTTGGAAAGAGTATTCGGACAAAGAATTTTCTTACACGTTTGCTGGGTATGATACATTTCACCCCGATAGAGAAGCCATCATAGTTGGAGATTCAGCCATGATAAAAGACTATCTATATGCTAATATAGACGTTAAGGCTGTTGATAGGAATGCTAAGTCTCTAAGAACTAAATCTAAGCAGTTTGAGAAAGGTAGTGATGAGTATAATAACTTAAGATTCTCGGCTGACATGCAGCACCCGCTTCACCCACTAGATTTGCCTATATTAACCGCGATAAATTACAGTAAGAGAGTAAAAGAGATAACTCAACCGAACATCGACGCAGACGCAGGGTTTGGAGATATTTCATATATCCCTGATGAGTTTTCTTACAGAGATTCGGAGTTGTCGCCTGATGCGGCCAATCTTGTAAAGGAAAAAAACATCCCTGTGTTCAGATACAATACACAGAATCCAAATGTTTTGGACATGAAATTCAAATTCGGAGCAGTGTATTTTGCCGCACTGAAGACTGGATATCAAAAAGAAATATCTAAGCTGGCTTCCGCAGTAGCTAATGGATCCCTTCCTACAGGCATAGGAACGTTCCCAATCACTACCAGAGAAAGGGCCATCGAGTACCTACGAATGAAACAATATTCTTCTGGAATGGGAGATGACGAGCAGAAGGAGATCTTAAAAGACTTGGCTGCGAAGTTGTCGCCTACCCTGGTGGAGGATCTAAAGGAGTCCTCTCCAGATCGTGCAGCAGATGCCTTAGCGGCTGTTATAAAAACCGCAGAGCTAGATAACAAGAAGGGATTGATTCTATTTGATCAACATCTCCCAGGAAATCCTAACGACATTATAGCCGATCTATCTGAAAGAATGTTTAGAGATGGCTTGCAGATGAGCATAACTACCCTTCCCACATTTCATTTATCTAAAATAGCTTCTATAAATACTGCTTGTATAGTTTTCGCTCAGGATCAACCTATAACACAAACCCAAATCCCCCGCACAGACCTGCTCAATAAGTTCTTTAGCGGTTTGTATAAGATCATAGGGTTTAAGCATGTCATAGATAGCAAATCAGCTACATCGGAGTTTAGATTGGTAAAGAACGCTCCCAAGTATAAAGAGGAAAGTTAAGATGCAAGAGAGCAATAATCAAGGAGCCATATCCTTAGCGGAAGTTAGAAGTAGGGTAGACCCTGGGCGGGGCGGAACTTTTCTGGCAAATGTCGCTGCTGAGGGAAATACAGAACAAGAAGTATACTATGTTAGCCCTTATGGATCTAACGATTCTGGTGCATTTGTTGCCGTACCTGAAGTGGGTACTGAGATTCTAGTTTGTCGCCCTACAGGAGGAGTTAGTTGGTATTACATGGGAACTACGTTCGCTCCAGAGCCTAGAGAGACTACAGGATCCCCTCTAAAAGATTCTGAGATCATGCCTTTAGAGCGCGTAGACCCTGAGATATACAAGGCTAGGGGTGCTCCTTTAAAGTATCTGTTCAAGAGCCCTCAGAACGCAGGACTAACTATTTCTGATGAGTACAATCCTGGGTTCTTCAACAGATATGTTAGGCTACACTCGTCTAGAAGTAAGAAAGTAGAGCTTCATGATGCTCCTACCATTGATTCCATTATCTTAGACACGGGTAATGGAAGTAGAATAACGCTGACTGACGATCCGCAGGCTCAAGGCATCCCCGCTAGAGCCATTCAGGTCGAGACTGTAGGACCTCAAAAGTATATCAACACCGAGTCTCAGACCGACATCGTGGTTCATGAGGCGGGCAGAGAGCTTCAGCTACTTAACCTAGCTAACGGAGTTCCCTTTGAGAGCGATGAAGAGATCAATGCTGGAAATGTAAATATTCAAAGCAAGTGGAAGGATGTGAACGTATTCACTCAAGCGGAGGAGGGTAGGATATTTATTGAGTGCCTGAATGAGTCGGGGAGAAACCAGCAAATAGTTATAGAGACGAACGGTGATGGGACAGATGGTATTACAATTAAGACCACAGGCAGCGTAAATATCTCTGCGGATAGAGACATAAATATGCGAGCAGGTGGGAACATGAACCTTCAGTGCCAAAAATATAGCGTTAATTGCTCAAAAGTTGATATAGAAAGCTCTGGACAGGTAGATATAGATGGGTCGAAGATTTACCTAGCAAGTGAGACTGCCTCACCCACTGCTCCCAACATTCCGAACCCTCAGAGCACTTACGACAATACAGGAGTAACCACATACTAAGATGGCGTCATTCGATTTAGATACGTTCCTAAAGGTACAGGGACAAACCGGAACAGGAGCTATTCAGGCTTTAGGCATGTCTTTTGGTATGCCTAGTTGTATGCTAAATCTAGCTAATCAAGCCTTGGGTCTATTACCTAGCTCCATACTCACAGACATTAGGTCACAAATCTCTTCAGGCAAAGCTAAGGCTAACGAGGTAACTAAAGAAGTGTTCAAGAAGATGATGCTAAACACGGGCATTATTGAATTTAACACAGAAACGGGCACGTTTAAATTTAGATCAGACTCCGCTTGGATGGGGATCGACAACGACGACAATCAGACTAAAAATAACTTAGCAGGAGCTTTGGGCGCTTTTCAGTATGCGGCCTCTTTCGGAGCACAGCTTTATCAAAACTACAACAACGTAATGAACGAGATAAACGCTATCACCGACTGCTTGGATAAGTTTAGCACTCTACAATCATATCAGTCAGGAAACTCCTCCACTCAAAGAGCCACGCTGTCTCAACAAGAAATAAATGAAGCTTTTGAAACGATGTACGCTGGGGATAAGGCCCGTCTAGATAAAGCCGCTTCTTTTATAAAGCAAGCTGACCAAAAGATCAAGGACATAGACACAATACTTCTTGCCCGAGCCAATGACCCTTCTTTAGAGCCTAAGTTCTTAGACTCAGGGGAGTTGGATCCCTTCCTTTCTGGAACCGATTTTGAGAGAGTCGCTCAGGATGATCCAGGGCTAGTGGACGATGATCCTGTATTCAGATTAACCTACGGACCTCCAATAACTACTGAGGGTTCCTACGTTCTAACGAACGATGGTTTATATTACGACTCTTATGGCGGCGGACTCGATCCCGTATACCTAGCTATTTCGGGAATGGTTCCTGTTGGTGATGCTTGGAAATATGATTATGACCCTAACCTGGGTGGAAAGGGTCAAGCGATCTCTATAGAATCTTTAAATAAGTTTACGGATAACATCTTTGATCCGAATAGGATAGACGATAGTGCGGGACTTCAGCACTACTACAACCAAGATCACTTTCTTGCCGTAATCAAGCAGCAGAGAGATAAGCATGTATACGATTTGTCTTCAGACCTTCGAGGCTTTATTGACGAGTACGGCGACGGCACTGCAATTGTAACTAATCAGCGAAATCTTATCATGTCTGAGATTGCAAATCATAACAGCAAGATCAACAGAAGGAAGAAGCAGATCGAGGTTGCTGTTAAGGCTGGGCAAGTCTACGGTGATCTTAGTGGGCCTGAGTTCGGGCCTGGAGATATTCCTATAAATGATTTTTCCTTCCTTGAGAAGTACAACTTGTCGGTGGACTTGGAAAAACAGAAGGCGCTCGTATTCAAACAAGCAGATGTCGATGGTATTGTCCTTCCTCTAGAAACAAAGTTCGTTCGCCCAGCAAGACCTAAGGTGGCCTCAATATCGTTCGATCAGCTTGCGGTGCCCACAGTAGGAAAGGGGAGTATTTTGTATAGCCCATCAGGAGAGACTTCGGGAACTGTTCTGTCCCTAACTGATCAGATTGTTTATGAAGACCTGTTCGCAATTTATAACTTCTTAGACACAGGATTAGAGTTGCCTTCGTCAACTAACTTTAATGTCACAAATTGTGCGACTGATAATATGTATAACAACGCACAGTTACTAGGTACTAACAGGCAGTCGGTCTTCTTTTCTGGGATAGCCATTCCGTACCTAGAAGGTATAACTAAGAACAAGAGCACTGACCCAGAGGCAGCGTCCGCCATGGGGTCTTTTGTACGGCTCCCCGATACGGCTGAATTCCGAGATCTAACTTATTCGTCAAATGGGTTTACTATTGAGTGCTGGGCTCATGTTCCTAATATTACGGATGGAGAGATTGGGTGGCTTAGTGGCGATGGGGGTCCTGCGGCGTCCTCGTTGACCAAGGTTCTCTTTGGATCGGAGAATGTGGGACACAACCCCAATGCCTCTGCCATTGACCACACAGGGGCTTACAGAGACCTAGACTTCCTAAGACCTGAACGTGGTGGGGAGTTTGTTCGAGGGATGCTTTGCGGCTTCACAAGAGATAGAAGAATCACCCAGGCGAGCGCAGGATATAGTAACGAGCAAGCTCTGAACGACCCCGTTTCTTCTCTGAGCTTCTTCATAGCGCCCACACAAGCTAGAGACTTCTCCTCTATGTCATTTGTTAATAATGATGAGTGTCAGGACTACGAAACATTCTACAAGATGAAAGTGGACCTGTCTGCAAGCGATTTTGGTAATGTATCTTCGCAGTTTGTTCTGATAGACATTACATGTAACCCACGAACAGACACCATTAAAATGTTCGCTGACGGTGAGGAGGTGGCTACGTCATCTATTAGTCAGGTATTTGGTGTTGACGTAAATAAAACAGTATCCCTGCCCTCATTCAAGAAAGATAACAGCTTTCAATATTCTTCCACCACGGTTGATGGTCCAACGACTATCAAGCAAGGACCCTTACTCAACCCGTTCTACACTCCTTGGCTCGTTGGGGGCGGATATACGGACGGAATGCATGAGTACGGCAACTTCATGGGAGGTGATAGAGGAGGTACAATAAGTGGTCTTCGCGGGCATGTAGGAAGTCTAAAGTTTTATTCAAGGCCCCTAGATAATCTAGAAGTTAAAAAGAACTACGATGCTCAGAGAGGCTTCTTCAAAAACATTAAGATATAATGGCTGCTAATCTAGAAACCAACGTGTACGGATCCATTCAGGGCCGATACAATATGCAAGCTCCAAAGTCTCAAAGAAAAGAGATTTTTGGGCTGACCTTTCCGTTGGGCTCTAGAAAAGCTGGGGGATTTTTCTCTAAATCTTCTGGCATCAACATGATTAAAGATGCCGTAGAGCAGCTTCTACTAACTGAGCGCGGTGAGCGTCTGATGCTCCCTAACTACGGATGTAACCTTAGACGTTACCTATTCCAACCTCTGGACCAGACTACCTTCTCCAGCATTAAGAGAGAAATACAAACTTCGTTTAGAAATTATATAGTTGGAGCTACGATACAAAAAATAGGGGTATTTCCTACGGGAGATTCAGGACCCGCTGGAGGAAACTCTTTGAGAGTTATATTAACACTAAAGTTAGACACTGCTGACTTAGAAGTCTTTGATGTCGGAGTAACTATATCATGAATTTTTCTGGAACAATATCCTCGGACTTTATGAAGCTGGCTAATATACCAGTATCTAAAAGACCTACGCTTATAAACTTCGCAGCCACAGATTTCTTAACACTGAGGCAGTCGCTCATAGATTATGCCAAGGTGGTATATCCCGACGATTACAAGTATTTTGTGGAGTCTGATTTGGGGATGATGTTCCTGGAATTAGCAGCATACATGGGCGCAGTAATGTCCATGAAGGCTGACATGCTTGCTAATGAGAACTTCTTGGCTACGGCACAACAAAGGTCTAGTGTTAAAAAGCTACTAGAACTAATTGGAATCAGTATGAAAGGCCCCTTGTCTTCAGCGGCTGATGCTAAAATAACATTTAATGCTGCCGCAGAGAGTCATGTGATTAATGCTGCGGATAGAGTTATTACGATTAACTCTCCAGAGGATGGAGGTAGTCTTAGTTTTACTTTATATAAAGTAGTAAACGGTTTGGTGGATATTGTAAATTCTTCTGGAGAATTGCCCTTAGATCATGAAGAATCTGATGACGATACTGGATCAGCGGGGTCTGTGTGGAGTAACTTAGTTATTCAAGAGGGTGCTCTAGTTTCTGAATCAGGCGAGTTTGCCGCGACAGACGGAATAAAAACAATTCCATTGACTCAAGGACCTGTAGTGGAAGGTAGTGTTGGTGTGTGGGTGAATTCTCCTAATGCGGACACTCAAGGAGCTTTCGTAGAAGTGCCTAACGTATATTATGCGTCGGGCTCTTCTGACAAAATCTTTGAGGTGGTTTATGATGACGATTATAACGCTACCGTAGTATTTGGTGATGGCACTGCGGGTATATCTCCAGAGGATACGGCATCCTTCAGAGTAGAATATCGAGTTGGTGGAGGAACCCGAGGAAACATAGGGAAGGATGTTATAAACACCAATGTAACTACCACAGAACGTAAAAGCGGCACGCTGACTAATACTAGTAAAGCAACGGGGGGCTCTAACGCAGAAACTATAGAGCACGCAAAGAAATATGCTCCGCTTAACTTTAGAAGACAGGATCGCCTTGTTACCCTTGAGGATTATACAGTCTTTGCCAACACTTTTATCAGCAATTTTGGAACTGTAGGCAAAGCAAAAGCGGCTACGAGAAAAGCCTACGCTTCGGCAAACGTGATCGACATTTATGTACTAGAGAAGGCTTCAGAGCTACAGCTACAAAGGGCTACAACCAATTTTAAGACTCAGTTACTAGCAGCCATTAATCCCAAGAGGATGGCTACTGATGATGTAGTTATTGTAGATGGGCTTATCAGGACTCTAGATCTAGGAGTCACTATCAGAATTGATAGAGAGGAGGAAGAGAATCAAGACTCAATCAAGAATAAGGTGAGGGGTAAGCTTCTTAACTACATGAATGCAGACAATAGGGATTTTGGAGAAGACCTTAATATAGCGGAGCTAAACCGACAGATTTTTGAGGTGGAGGAGGTTAGATACTCTAGCATAGATAACCTCGATCAGGATGTGACGCTAGACTTCAATGAGATTGCACAACTAAACAATCTTACAATTAACGTAGTTCTACTAGACTGATGGGCGTCAACAAGAATACACCGAAGAAAAGAAATTATACAAAAACTAACTTCGTAGAGTTGGTTGAGTTAATTACGCCTGAGGTGTATCAACAAAAGGATCTGGAGCTTAGTGGTACAGAGTTAGATCCTATTTCTGATCTAATAAACAGGCACGTTCAGTTCGCGGATAATGTAGCCACAACTCTATCTATTTCGGGAGTAGAGAACACTCAGACTAGCTCCTTGGAGAACATTAGTGGCATCTCTCAATACTTTGTAAAACAAAATGAGCTTACGAAGATAAATCCGTTTACGTTCGAAACGAAGATCCTTCAGCCACTAGGCAAAAGCTTCATAGACTTCTCAACTTCTTCATCGTTTTCTTCATACTTATCTTCTGTTCTTTTACCAATACTAGTCCCTGCAACCCAGACAGAGACAGGATCCCTTGAAGAGAATATAACAACTCTTTCTGCGCTCACAGGAAACGAAGACGCCAGTTCAGTTCACAATTATCTGGTTGATTCTCTGGGCTGGTTTTATTTCCTAAACACCTCAGCCGATGGTGGTCTGACATACTCTCCATCTAGCTATGTACTAGACTCTCTTAATTCCCTGTACGTTGGAAAGTCCCTAACTACCGTTGATGGAGTGAAAGGATTAACTGAGTATTTGTGGAGAAATAATGAGACCTGTTCCTTCGGACAGTATCTACCCACTAGTTTTGTTTCTGGAGCGGCAGACGCTATTGTGGATTCTAGTGCTGGAGTAGTAGCCACTTATACGAGCGGGACTCAGAAGCTGGATAACCTAAAGACGCTGGTTGACATTGCTTACTCTCCTCTCTACATAGATGAGAGAGACTATAGAGTTAAGGATGCTTTTAATAGTTATATCGACTCTCAACTAGAGTTGCAGGACTTGGTGTCAAAAGGGCCTCATAGGAAGTTTTCTAATATTCTGGGGTATCATTTTGCTGACATCTCTGATCAGATTGAAAACATATCTCTGATCTACGATATAGAAAATTGTAGAGACGAGCAGATTCAGTACATTGCGGATCTTATTGGCTTTAAGCTAAGAGGGAACTCTCCCACCAAGTGGAGACATCAACTTAGATTAGCCATAGATCTTTACAAGAAATCAGGAACTTTGGAGGCCATACAGTCGGCTCTAAATGCCTTAATTATTGATTCTGTCTTTGATGTTTCTGGTCAGGTTCAGGAGCTTTGGGAATCTTACTTACCAAACCTTATCTGGTATGCTTTAGTGACCGAATCTCCCTTGTTCAAAAATCTAGAGACCTGGACGAGGGCTCTTGCTGTCGAGGGTGGAGTTTACAACTATAGCACAAGCAGTCTAGAAGAGAATCTACAGCTAGTGACAGATAGTATCCTACTGGATATGTATAAGAGGTTCCCAGAGAACTTCTTATTCCATGGCAGCCCTTTCCCTGTTCCTCAGTTCTGGGAGTTAGACTCAGAGGGTTGTGAGACTAAGAGGTACACAACAATAGGAGAGCCCTCTATGCGAGGCTTTCATATTCATAAGATCACCGACCCAGGTTTCCAGGCGTATAAGCAGGACGCTAAACTATTTGGAGAGAGTAAAGCTTGGGACGCTGCTTACGGGTTCGGACCTCTTGGTGAGGGAGTCTATATGGCTGGAGTTGAGCATCCTACAACGGGGCAGCGTCCAACCTACCTAAAGTTTAAAGGCGACTTAGAGTTCTTGTTTAATTATAGGGGAAGAAGAAACTTCCCACTGCCTCCCTTTGAGGAGGTAAAATACTATAGAGATTGTTCTGTGACAAAGCCTATGGTAGATTTTTTAGTGGAGAGACTTAAGTGCTTCAAGGTCACAGAGAGCTTTGCGGAAGAGACAGGTAATTTTATAGTCAGTAGCGCAGTAACTGATGAGTCTGATCTCGGAGCTTTGAATGAGTTCTTAATGTTCTTTAGTTCAACGCAAACACCTTCCAACTTTGATAGCGTGATGTTGAGCATTTCTGACTATGAGAAGAATGCTCTGAGCCTTTGGAATGGTAAATCTTCTCACCTGTTTGTTAACTTCGATGAGACAGATTTTGATTTCTCAAAATCTACTTTAGAGGGGGATGGCAGGTACGCACTATATGAGGCTGCTCGCGTATCTAGGGAGTTTTCTCCCGCACATGCCATCACCCGAGTTAACCTAACCGCAAGTGCTCAAGATGATTTTGAAATGTCTTCCACAGCTTTCGAGTATCTTGGGTTGGATCACGACGATAATAGGGTGGGATACACATCTGGCTCCGTACTAGGAAACTTTGAGTATAGTGGAGCCGCTATGTCCTTTGCTACAGGAGGAGGTGACTCGAACCTAGACTCTGATGCGGGAAGAGGCGGATTAAATACATTCAAAAGAGCCGCAGTAGATGACGTTACTGATCCTCTGCTTTCAGGAACGGCAGTTATCACACCGCTCGATAGTGTTCCTAGACGAGCTATTAGGAGAAGAAATCTTAAGTACCTACTGCCTTTAGAGGGGTACTACGATAGGACTGGCTTTAATGGACCTGTGAGCTACGACCCCTCCACATTGGAGCACTCCTTAGCATCCTCATTAGGTGAGCTTACGCTTGGGTACGTTGCTTCTGCTGGCAAGTTTCACCCAGTGGTTGACCCCATTAATCCTTCTGGGATCTGGGACGAATGTGAGGGCCTAATGTCAACCAGAACATTCTCAGGCATAGATACTAGCACCACTTTCCCATATAGAGGTTTGTCTGCACTAGGATCAAACGCCAAGATGCCAGAGAAATTAGCAGCTACAGCTAGGTACGTTGATCGAGGTCAGTTGCCCGAGCTATACAACACGATGCATGAGCTTTTCGAATCGAAGGCGCTCGACAATGGGGAGCAAATTCTACTCTCTACAAGCGCATATGATTCAGATGCTTATTGGAAAAACAATGCTCAGAGTCTAGCAAACGAGGCTATCGCTAGTGGTTATGTCCTCAACTCTTTTGCTGATTACGAGAACTTTGCGTTCGGTAAAGGGCTGCATGTACTGCACCGTGAATATTCTAAGTATTTTGCCAAGCACGCATTGGGCGGAAACTCCCTAGAAGAGTCTGGAGGTAATATATTCGGTCAAGTATTTGGTCTCGGACTTTTCAATTGTGATTTAGAGCTTGATGGTGAGTTTGTTGGAGACTTTGTGGCATCAAGTGTTAGATCCGCAGAGCCGATAAACACCGTATCCGTGTGGAACGAGTCTGCTGATGGAACATTTGTTGCTGATGCCGCTGGGCAGAGTGTAATCCCCTTGTCTGGAACTTTTATCCCTGGCAATGTTTATAATGCGGAGTTTAGGAATGCTAAAATTCTTAGCGGTATTGAGTTTTGTGATATCTCTGGGGCTCCCTCAGCTAATCAATTCTCTATCTTTGATATAGATAACTCTTTCGCAGTTCCTGGAGAGGAGAATGATCTCATAGCCAATCGCGTTATAAAGTGTAAGTCTCTTGGGGGTCTTCCTAGAATGAGGTTTGACCTATCCTCCTATGGAGAGAGGAGAAACTACTTCATCAAGGATCACACATTCAACCTAAAGATAAAATCTTTAGTAGCTGAGGAGTTTTCCGAGATTCTGGGTGGCGGTCAGCTTGGTGTGTGGATTCATACTGAGCCCGTAGATGATCTGATGTGGGTATGGACGCCATTAAATAAGTGGCAACCAGTCAATGAGAGTAGGATCTCCAAAGAGTTAGTTCTAAATACTCTTTCTCATAAGTATAACTTTGATATAAAGCTTCCTGATCCGTCAGAGCGTGTCAACTGCCTTGCAAATGTGTCGCAAACGGATTCTGTCATTAACAATGTTTCTCTTAACAATATTAAGGATTCTTACTTCGAAACTTTCTCGATAGACTTTGACACCAGGAACTTTACCATACATAATAACTACGAGTATCTTGATATTATTCCTATTGAAGAAGAGCAGTATAAGATTACTGAACAAGTAAATAGAGATGACACCAACTATATTGTAGAAATATTCTTTGTTCCTACCTTAAATGATAAAAAGTATTGGTTGTTAGACTCGATTGAGCTTCAAGATAAGACCCTTAGGGATAGAGCTTCTATTGGCACAGGGCATGGGGTAGAGACTAAGGGTATTCCATTCACTCCGTTCGTAAAAGAGGATCGTTTGGAGCTATCAAAAGATCAGCTTCGTGATGTATTAAAGTTCTATAATGGATTGATGGGACAAGGTATAGGACAGTACGCGACCAACCTAGCATCTAGGGATGCAACTATAACTGAGGATTCTCTAGAGCTTAGTGGAGGTAGCAGACTCAACTATAAAGTTCAACCGGATTGGGTGCAACACACTAAAGACGGAACCTATCAAAATTATACACTAGTGGAGTTCGACAACTGATGAGAGGCGAAGTAGAAGTTTGGAGTGGAGATAAGTTAGTTCTTCAAGAACCCAACATGTTAGTTGATGGGGCTGGAGAGTTATTAGCTGATATTATGACGGTATCCCCCTCTCTATCGGGTGTGGAGGATTTTGCCACATCCTCAATTGTTGATGCATCGAACTATACGATTCAGGCCATTTCTTTCGGAACAGGATCAGAGGCGTTTCAAAAAGTTGGTAGAGATATTTATGAGCAGAAGTTCAACAAAATCAGGACTGTTATTAACTTACAGGTTACTGGGGTCCTTAATACTGCCGGATGGAAGACTGTAGACGATAAGGATAATGTTTATCAACCTAATCAGGGGTTTCTTGTAGAAGCTCCCAATCCCGCAGGTAGAGTGTTGTCTGAAAATTCTGATGTATCTTCTGCTATAGAGATAGACTCCATAGACGTTGCGATCAGTTCTTTGTACCCAGGAAACGGGCAACATGTCAACTTTATGCCCTCAGCTATTAGGAATCATATTACGCAAGGAACGGACTTCGATACTTCTGCCGAATTCGTAGGAAACTTAATGGGTAGCTATCCAGCGGGTGCCAGCGAGACAGGTTCCACCGCGCGGGGAGCACTATATTACCTTGAGCCTGGAGGTCCCCAGGCTGTCAAAACTCTGACCACAGGCAGCTATCCGAATGACGCAAGCTCAATGGATATTAGTGGATTTATAACCATGATAATGAGTTCCGTCCCTAATCCTGGATATCCTTTTGCTAACACTCAAAACGGGCTTTGCATATCAGCTAACTCAGCATTTGCTACTAACGGAACTGTTGAGTATTCTACTAAATTATCTAAGGATGATGTTCACTCCCTGAATGTCTTTGGTGGTATTTACCAGATGGGTTTGTGGACAATAGATATGAAACAGTCTCTTCTAAATGGAAATACACCACCTTTTGAGTTTAGGGTACTAGATAATCCTAGAAAGTATAAACTGTTCTGTAGAAAAACTGTGTCAAAAGACTTGACATATATTACTGATTATAATCAGTACGCCGACTTAACAATCAAGTGGAGGCTCCACTTCCTATGAAAAACTTTACTGACGAATTAGGCATTAACGGACACCTGACCATCATCAAAAGATACTCTGATGGTCAGGAGGAAGTGGTTTTAGATGACAGCAACGTCATCGTATCGGGGATGGGCGTGGGCCTTTCCTACCTTTTCACTGGGTCTGGCTCGAATGAGATCTTAGATTATCAGATTGAAAGATTCCAAGTTGGGGTATCTGGGCCTCATGAAGCCTATTCAACTGTCCCTAGCTCTATTTTTGCATTGTCAGGAGACCTAACTAAGGCCGAGTATGGTGGTGGAAGCAACCTATTCATCAAAGAGGCAACTCAAATAGAGAATGGTGCTGACATCCTTAACCAAGCCTTCCCCTTGATTCCCAAAAACAAAATCACAAGGATATCCGATTCCTCCGTGAGGTACACCTTGGTTCTAGATGAGGAAGCGTGCAATGGACTTGAACGAGATAGCTCGCCAGCTAACATAAATGAGGTGGGTATGTTCATGAAAAACCCAACGGGAGCTACCGACGACAAATCCTTGTTAGTTTGCTACAGAACCTTTAGTAATATAAGAAAGACTAGCGATTTTAGTCTCATCTTCAGATGGACCTTGAACTTCTAAAATGCCATTTAATCAAAACGACATCTACACCAGTAGCGGCACAGTCCAGCTATTTAATGCGTGGACGCCTTATGTGTCGAAGTTCGACACTAGCTCTTTCTACAACTGGGAGCAGGATAACCTTCCTCTCTACGACCTAGAGGAGAGGACATACGCTCTTTGGGAACAGCAGGGGTTCGCAACCTCCGCAGGAGTTCCTGGGTTCGCATTATCTGTTTCCGCCAACGCCGACCCAGCAGTCTTAGCAGCGGATAGAACAGTATTCACTGAACTTAGCTCCTGTATCGCAGCTATCCCCAAAGTGGTTAGATTCCCTGTTCTGGTTGAGGTTGGGACAATTGGAGACTTAGGTGATTTAGAACTACATAACTTCCGAATTGAGGAGGGGGGTTCTATAGAGATCATCAACCGAGCTTTTGGTAGAGCTTATGATGCTTCTTCCGAGTGCGACGGTCTAAATATACCAGCACAAAACTCATCTCACAAAATGTGCTTCCGACTTAGTTCTATAGATCTGAGTAATGCAATTTCTGATGCTTCGTGCCTTTCTCTTAGCACGCCTGTCTTGGATGGTGTTTCGAATACTGATGTTAATAATAACACTCACAGAGTAATTTATCCTAGACACACCCTAAGGAAAGCACCGCTTGCAGTGGCTGTAGATAGAAATTTATTTCAAAATGGCGACGCTAATTTGTTTGATTTGGGTCCTTACGAAAACACGGTAAACACTAGCTTTGACAATACCTTACAGTCACTAGATATTAGTGCTCAAAATCAAAGAACTTCCGCAAACATATACCGAGACACCATTGCTGGTGGTGATGTTGGGGTTGGTGGCAACACTTACCTTAATAAGTTAGGAAAAATTACCGTTAAGAATTGTGATGGACCCATCTACATTAGAAACTTTTTTGTAGATGCGGCCAAGAATACAGCAGCCGTTAATGATTATGCTATTGAGATCGTAAATTCCAAGGTTGTTCTTGAGAATTGTGTGGGTATGAGAGCTAAAGACTCTGGCTGGAAATTCCTTAACTCCGGTGTCACTCTCTCCAGGTCGGCGTTTGCGTATAGAAACTATCACTTAGACAGCATCACTACCCGAGTGGCTGAAAAAGGCTACGGGTTCCATGCGGTTAATAGTGAGGTTCTTGTAAGCTCCCTTCCTCTTGGTTTGGACTTCGACTCCGTTGGAGATAATGGTGCCTCTGGTTCTGACTGCAAGGTAATTTCCTCTAGAAATTATGCGGGGTTTGTATTAGATAACTCTAAGCTTTTTGGAGGAGTTCGAAGGTCAGTCGCTACTGAGCCCTTAAGAGGGAGTATTTTAGGATCCGAACTCAACACGGGTTATGGAATGATTATCAATAACTCTGAGGTGAATGTAAAGGGCCTAATTGATTTTTATGGAAATGATCAAGGAGTGCAAGCGGATTCTTCTAAATTCGTTTACGAAAACCTTTGCCTTGACGCTCATAGCAGCCAAGCTATTAGATCTAGAAACTCGGAGTTTATCTTTGATTCCCTGACCGCTCCAACCGATGCGGGGCAGGCTGATAGACATCAGCTAGATATGTCGGCAAATGGACAGCATATTGACCTTAGAGGCAATAGTGTATTTTCTTTCAGAAGAAAGAACAACATGCCTACGACCTACGGTAACTCTAAGTTCTTAGAAGAGCATGGTGCTATTCTTTGGGACGGTAATGTGAATGCTCCGCTACCAGCCATCTCAGTAAATGATGGTTCTATGCTAGATCTAATTCACCCCAACATACAAGTTAGTGGTGTTGCTTCTAGACCAAATTACGGAAGTGCTATTAAAGCTGTAAACTCCTCAAAAGTATCCCTATTCGGTAGTAATACTGGGTGCAACTTCGTTTATGGTCCAGCGGGAATTTCATATCAACAGCGTATGGCTGGAATTTACGCGGGAAATAATTCTACTATTAATCTTCATGGACCTACTGCCATGGGACAGTTTGGTGTAGATGTTCTAGTTGAGGATAACTCGGTCTTGAACATCGAACCAGCCAGAGCGCGAGACGAGTTTGGGCTTGAGGTTAGCGGCTTTGATCTTAGTTCTAAGCTAAACCATACCTCTGTGGAGCTTCATGCTACCAGGGCGTGCTTGGTTGCTAATAGGAATTCCACCATAAACTTAAAAGACATGGGCTCTTTCCCAGCGAATTGGGGAAGAACCTCCTTGGGAGCAGGTCTTCTAGAGGCTGGCTCAGATTATCTGATAGGTGATTTTGAAACAAGTGCATATACTTCCTCAGGCTCCTTGCAGTTTTACGCCAACCCTCAAGACTCTTCGGCTATAAACTTCTACAACTTAGATAACTTGGCTGCGGGGCTTGGGTTTGCTATACCTTCCTTCCCTAGGTTTAATGATACGGGAGCGACAAACGGTTTCTTTGTTGCGGACACTCCTATTCTAGGCACACCTAACTGGTCTGGTCGCGCTCAAATAACTCAGGGTGGGGTAGCGTTGCGAGCCACAGAGGGCAGCGTGGTAAATGTTAAAAATGTTCACTTCCCACTAGGCACTAATGATAGTCCTTTAGACGGATTTTATTATACTACTAGTGGAACAGATTGTGATAAGTTCATGATCTGGAACATAGCGGACACCTCCAGACTTAACGCTTCTTACTTATCTGTAAGTGGTATGCACCCTGCAAGCACTCAGTATCATGGTCCTAGTGCCATCTGGGCTTCTTCCGTGGACGAAACCAATGCGGGGAATGCTTATGACATTCCTGCCTATGGGGCACCTTCAGGGACCCCAGGAACGGGACCGCTTAGTGTGTTTGATGTGTTCGGAGCAGGAAGCTCTGTTTGGGTTCCTGCTCAGGGAACAGACCTGAATTCTACTTTCCATAGATTCTTCCCTCTAGAGGCTAATACTACTCAAGATGCAAAAGAGAAGTTGGCTGCTGCTGGAGTAATTGTTAGTGGCTCTGTAGACAACTACATGATTGGCGCAGGACCACATGCTAGTAAAAACCAGGGTCCATTTAGAATCTATTGGACACCCAAATCAAGTGCGCGGGTGTTGCAAACAGATCTTAGTGGTTATTTCAAGGGAGGATATCCTCACACTGGAGCCTTTAGTGGGACGGTCGGTCCTGCTTATCAGTTGTTTGCTCAAGGGTATAATTGCTCCGCACCACTCTCAGCGATATTTATTGATGATGGTGCGGGGAATAACATTACAAGCGGCACGTTCCCAGACTTACTTAGAATGTCTAGAGACACCAACGGCGATGGTATCCCTGATCAATTATATACTTCTGGATTTTATTACTGCTCCGAGATGTTGGAGGAAAATCCAACTCAATGTATACTAGACGAATCGGCTGCTAGAACTTTTGCCAAT